GCAGGGTAGCCAGGGGTTTACTCCTACATACCAGATAAGCCCAGATATAAACGCCGTGGAGGCTAAGATATTTAACACTCAGACAGCCATTAAAGAAGGCCTGTTTAACGATCTATTCTTGATGTTAGCCCAGTCTTCAGGCCCGCAGATGACAGCGACTGAAGTAGTAGAGCGGCACGAAGAGAAAATGTTGATGATAGGGCCGGTTATTGAAAGGATCATGCCGGAACTCTTAGACCCTGCAGTCGACAGAGTGTACGACATCATGTTTAAAAAGGGCTTGATACCCCCACCGCCTGAAGAACTCAGGGGGATGGACCTGCAGGTAGAGTACATAAGTGTGCTTGCTCAGGCTCAAAAGCTCGTAGGGCTTACAAGCATAGAGCAGTTAGCCGGATATGTAGGCAATATCTCAGCAGTTAAGCCGGAAGTTATAGACAAGATCGATTGGGACGCCTCCGTGGAAGAGTACGCGGATATGATCGGGGCTCCTGCAAGGCTAGTAGTCCCAGACGATGCAGTGGACGAGATAAGAGACGCCAGGGCGGAACAGATAGCCCAGGCCAACGCCCAAGAGGCCACGACCCAAGCAGCGGCAAACGCGAAAGTCCTATCGGAGACAGACACAGGCACCAATAACGCCTTAACAGCCCTCACGGGCGAAGCCGGATTGTAGATGGACAGAAGAGCAAGAGAGCAGGAAGAAGCCGACCGTAAGAAAGCCGAAGAGATTGAAAGGCTTCAAGAGCTGGAAGACATAAGGGCTATCCTCGATACTCCTGCGGGGGTGAGGTTCTTCCAAAGGTTTCTGAAAGATGGCCATGTGTTCCACTCAACTTTTACAGGCAACAGTCAGGGGTATTTTCTGGAAGGACAGAGGGCGTATGCTCTGAAGTATTTCACAGACATAGTAAGCGCTGCCCCCGATAAAATAGCAACCTTAATCATAGTAGAGGAGAAATAACGATGAGTGAAGAATCAGCCAACACCGCACAGGGTAACACCGCAACGGCAGAGGGCGAGGGAACCACTCAGGCAGATGCGACAGCAGCAGAGGGGAATGAGACTTCCCTCATTGCAGGCGCAGAGTCCGAGGGGCAAGAAGGAAGCGAGGGAAACACAGACGGAGAGGGCGAAGGTAATACGGACGGAGAGGGCGAAACTTCGGAAGGTGACGACGGCGTGCCGGAGTCATACGAAGACTTTACACTCCCAGAGGGAGTGCAGGTCATATCCGAGGTCATGGACTCCTTCAAGGAGATGGCCAAAGAGGACGGCCTAAGCCAGGAGCAGGCGCAGAGGTACATCGACCTGCAGACCAAAACCGTATTGGACCAGATCGAGGCAGCAGACAAGCTGACCGAAGGGTGGATTGAAGAGACTAAAAACGATCCAGACATAGGCGGCGATAAGCTGGACGCTAATATGGCGTATGTCGCGAAAGCCCGCGAAGCCTTTGGGACTCCAGAGCTTAACAACCTACTGAACGATACCAGGTTAGGCAACAAGGTTGAAGTGGTTAAGTTCTTCGCTAAGGTAGGCAAAGCAATGTCGGAAGACACTTTTGTAAAGGGCGAGGGCTCACAGGCTACGCCTAAAAGTGCGGCTGATACAATGTATAACGGCAAATAACCTTTAAGAACAAGGAGTTAACAAATGGCAGCAATCGGAAACAACTATCTGACACTGACAGATCACGCAAAGAGACTTGATCCAGACGGTAAGATCGCGCTTATAGCAGAGATCATGTCCGAGACCAACGAGGTGATGGACGACGCTATCTATGTGGAGGCGAATCTACCTACAGGCCACAGGCATACTGTAAGGGATTCCCTGCCTTCTGGTACATGGCGTAGGTTCAACGAGGGAGTAATCCCTACCAAGAGTACAACCCATCAGGTAGATGATACAGTGGGTATGCTTGAGGACTACGGAGAGGTGGACAAGGATCTCGCAGACCTCAATGGTAACACAAACGAGTTCAGGCTTTCTGAGGATAGCGCCCATATCGAGGGTCTTTCCCAGGATTTCGCGAATACTCTGTTTTATGGCAACACTGATACAGACCCAGAGCAGTTCAAGGGCCTCGCCCCCAGATACTCCACAGTATCTACAGAGACAACCAATATCGGCTATAACATTGTAAATGGTGGTGGTACTGGATCAGACAATACCTCTATCTGGCTTGTAACTTGGGGGCCAAGAGCTACTTTCTGTATCTACCCAAAGGGTTCTCAGGCTGGTCTGCAGCATACTGACAAGGGTCAGGTAACTCTCGGTGATAATACGAATGGTTACTACGAGGGCTACAGGTCCCACTATCAGTGGAAGACCGGCCTTGCTCTCAAGGATTGGAGATTTACAGTCCGTATAGCCAATATTGACATTTCTGCCCTCAACGCGGCGCCTTCTGCAGGAGCAGACATCATAACCAATATGATCTCCGCTACCTACAAAATGCCAACCATGAACGGCGGTAAGTCTGTATGGTACTGTAACAAGACCATTGCCGAGTACTTGCACCACCAGGCAAGGAACAAAACCAATGTAAACCTTTCCATTGACACTGTAGACGGAAAGCCTGTTACCATGGTTAACGGAATGCCTGTAAAACGCTGTGATGCTCTCCTCAACACAGAGTCAACAGTAAGTTTCTCTTAGTATTTTAGGGGCTCCGGCCCCTTACATCTTTCAACTATAACTCTTATAAGGAGCTAAAAAATGGCAATTTATGACGTAGAGAATATGTTCAGCGACGATCAGGCTATCACTACTACAGCCGCGTCCACAAACTACATTGACCTTGGCCCTGGATTCGATAGGAATATCGGTCCTGGTGAGCCTATCAAGCTTGAGGTCCAGGTAACTACTGGCTTCACAACCTCAACAGAGACCCTGACTGTATCACTCCAGACTGATGATAATACATCATTCTCCAGTGCTGCAACCATCGCTACTTCTTCAGCTATCGCCGCAAGTGCCATGACTTCTGCGGGCTACAAGATCAATGTAACCGGCACAATACCCGACACAGGCGTGGAGAGATATCTGAGATTGTACTATACCTGCTCCGCCACTTTGGCAGCCGGTATCGTTCAGGGCGCTCTCGTACTTGATACACAGACCAACTAGGAGGCTAACACATGGTTCCAGAGCATACACACCAGTGCATAGCAGCTTGTTTCCACCGAGGCAGAAGGTACGCCTTCGGTGAACTCTACAACGCCACGGCTGAAGAGCTGGAGAACGAGACAGTCCCCAGGCACTTCAGGGCAGTGGGCAAGCCAGAGGTCAAGACTTCCGAGCCTAAAAAGAAGGCGGCCCCTAAAAAGGCGCCCAAGAAAAAGAAGGAAGAGAAGGGCGAGCTTTTCGGATAACACTTAAGACTGAGGGGCTTCGGCCCCTCTTTACGAGGTTTAAAATATGTCTGGATCTGGAATAGACCTAAGCGGGTACAAAGAGAAGGCCGTAGCCGCCGAAAATACTTTCACGGATTGGGTCAGAATAGGGGATATGGGTATAGTCGATATCATAGATACCGACTCCGGGTCCATGACCTTGACTCTTCAAAAGCAGACCAAGGAGGGAACCGTGCTAGATGTGGACACCAAAACCGGCGCGGGGACTTTTACCTTTATAGGTGGGGGCGCGGATATGTGGCGTTTCGGCTGTAAAACTGGGGACTATACTAGCGGCACTTTCACTGTAGGTCTTCAAAACGCTTTCGATAGGTAGGGAATATGGGCGATAGAGTGGTTTTATATCCAGTAGGATTGGGGCCGGTAGCGCTGGCCCCAGTAGACATGGACCCCGGCGGGTATAACCTGGGGCCAGACGTCGTAGTCAACGGCAATTTTGGGCTCGTGTCCTTGGGCGCGGAGCTTTTGACGTCGCCCAACTTCACAGCTACTACGGGTTGGGCTACTCAGGCCGCATGGTCGATAAGTACCGGGGCCGGAACTGCCACACACGACGGAACAGCGGCGGGCAATCTGTCCACCAATGACGCGCCGGTGACAGCCTATACCCCGGTATGCATAGAAACAGAGGTAGATGAGTATAACCAGTCTACAAACTGCGAGATACGCGACACGTTTTTAAGCCAAAAAAGGGCTATACGCGAAACACCCGGAACTGACTACGTATACGATAACGCAGCGGGCAGCGCCCCTACAGACTTTGCGTTAAGGGGCAAGGGCACAGACTCTACGACCATAGTTCTATCAAGGATATCGGTTAAAAATACGTCCCTAGATAGTTTCGTGGAGCTGGGAACAATGACCGCTACCGCCTACAACTATTACGACCCCGACGCTGGGACCGTAAGAATAGTATCGGGTGGGGCTACCATGGGCATAAGTCAGGGCGGTTTGACCCCTGGTCGTTATTTCTACTGCATAGACGCCCAGGCCGCTAATAGCGGTACGGCTATACTTAGCACAGACGCAGACGGTACTTTGGTTACTATCAACGCCGCCGGGTACACTCAGGGCGTGGCAGACATAACTGATACCACTTTCAAGCTACAGGCGGGAGCGGGTGGAGGCGATTTTTTATTTAACAGCATATGCCTTAAGCCTGTCCTACAATAAGGGGGGCTTATGGCCTTTTCAAAAACACAGATTTGCAACATAGCCCTATCTCATATCGGGACCTATACCATATCAGAATTTGATACGGATAGGTCAGAGCCGGGCAACAAGTGCCGTATCCTGTATGATCAGGCCAGGCTCCAGACGTTAAGGGACTTCATGCCTTCTTTTGCCGAAAAGCGGGAATATCTCAACCTCTTAACGTCTGTAACCCCGGTAGGCTACACGTATGCCTACCAGTACCCGACTTACTGTCTTAGAGCTAAGCAGATATACCGGTCAGCTAACTACACTGATCCGATAGACTTTGTTATAACTGCGAATGATGAT